GCGGCAAAGGACGCATCCATCGCGACCGCGCCGTTGACCGGCGTGTCGATGTTGACGTCGAGCCACGCGGGCCCGTACGCAAACTTGCTCGGCGCGTCGGCGCTCGGGTAGAGCACGATCTGGCAGCCGTCGACCGACTTGGACGCGGCGAACGGCTTGCTCTCGTCCGGATCCCAGAACCCCTTAAAGGTGCCCTTGAGGTCCGGCAGTCCCTGCACGTAGGTTTTGTTTTTGTCGAGGAACGAGGTCACTTCGATCTTGTCGGTGGCGCGGTTGAGCGTCCAATCATTCAGCCGCAGCACCAGCGCGGGCGCGTCCGTGCCCGAAATCGAGAGATACACCAACCCGCTCCGCCCAGCGTATGCACCCATTGCGTTACTCCTTTGGCCGTCAGGCGGCCGCCGTTCCGATAAGCCGTTGCAGGTCGCCGATCACGATACGGGATCGGTCCACCCACGAAGCCTCGGCCACTACGGCCGGAAGCGCGGCGGCGATGCGCACGCGCCCGTTGTCGTCTGCGAGCCACTGCCGCACAAGCGTCGAGGCTTCCTCTGGCGTCCGAAACGTCGGCACCAGATCGCCGAACGTCTCGACGACTTCGGCGCGCGCCTCGCTGAGATGAAAGACGCCACACGCCGCGAGCTCGTACGCGCGCGGGTTCAGCGATTCGGCGGCGTGCGTGATCGCCAGTCCCGAAAAGCCGCGACTGCGGCGATAGAGATTGAGGCCGACTTTCGCGCGGCGATACAGGGCCGCGCTGTGCGCGTTCGAGACGATGCCGCCCCGGACGCGTGTCTGCATCGACCGCGAGAGCCCGACGCGATCCCACGCGCCATAGAGCCCCAGATCGATGCCCGTCCAGTCGACGGCGTTAAACCACTGCGCGCGCTCGCGGAACCCCGAGCCGACGAAGACCACATCGTGGGCGGGCACGTCGGCATCGTCGGTCGTGGCAGCGGGGTTGTGCGTGACCGGATGCCAGCCGTGCGGCAGGTAGCCGGTGCGCGCGTTGACTTCCTTGAAGTCGGCGACGGCGCAGCGTTCGTTGGTCCAGCAGCCATCGACAATCGCCGCGACGGCGCGCTCCTGTTCGAGGTCGTAGGGCGACTCGGTGAACAGCACCGCGATCCGCAGCCCCGCGCGCTTCCATTTCACGATCAAATTCGGGTGCAGAAACATCGCCGAGACCACGAGCACGACGTCGACCTGGCGGTCGAGCGCCGCGTCGAGCGCGCAGACGCCCGCGTGATGCAGCACGTCGGCGCCGTTCGGTTTCGGTAACGTCGGGTCGCTCTTTTTGCGTCCGCGCCAGAGCCAATAGAGGGACTTTTGTGACGCGTCGAGTTGCAGGTCGAGCCGATAGGTGAACACCTCGACGCCGTGCGCGCGCAGCCCGTAGACGAGGCCCTCGTATACGTCGTGCGTCGACCACGACGCCCCCGGGTGAATCAGCAACACGCGCAGCGGACGGCCTTGGTTCGTCGTCATCATGGGCCGCGCATGTCCCAGCACATCCACGTGATGACGTCGCCCGCCGTGAACGTGCCTGTGATCGTGATCGTGCCCGTGCTCTGCGTATGCCCCAACAGCGTGGCAGTCGTTTCGTTCTGAATGAGACACACCGGACCTTGAGCGGCCGATCCCAGTTGGGTGTCGAGCACTAACGTCGCGCCCGGCGCCGAGCCCAGCGTCACGCGCCCGAGGCTGCCGGTCGCGTGCGCCTGTAGCGCCGCGCCCGCGCCGAACCCTGACGTCAGCGTCGGCCGCGTCAGGTCGTTCATAATTTCGTTGTTCTGGGTGATCGAGAAAAATCCGCCGATATCATTCCCGGGCGATTCGACGGCGAGTTGCTTCCCCGTGCTGCCGCCGAAGTACACGCCCCCGAACACGCGGATGCCGTCGTCGTTCGGATTCGCGTCGCTGTAGACCTGAAATAGTGCGGGATTGTTCGTGTAGCCCACCGTGAGTAGCGGCGTCGTCGTCGTGGGGTTCGCGGCCAGCAATGTTTTGCTGCACGTGGTCGACGACTGCACGAACTGGTTCGGCCCGCAGATGGGCGCGCCGCCGCCGTTGACCGGCACCCCGCCCACGGTGAGCGCGTCCGGATCCGTCGACGTGACCACGACCTTCGAAAACCGCGCAATTTCGGCTTGGCCCCAGAGCCCAATCGAGAGCCCGAGGATCGCCGCTGCGACGAAGGCAACAAAGAGACGGAGGTAGTTCATGGCGTTCCTCACGGGTGCAGGAGTTTCGCGCCCCACACCGCAAAGCCGTTCGCGGCGGCTGACGTGGTGACAAGGACGCCGTAGGCGACGCTCGCGGCCAGCGTCAGCGGACCCGTCCGGCGACGGGTGCCCACCACGTCGTCGGCGGGAAACGAGAGCTCCGAGCCCGCGATCACCGTCTGGCGGTCCATGTTGAACAGCGCCGCCTTCCCGATCACGCCGCTCCCGGCCTGTTGGAGCCGGGCTGAGAGCTCGAATGCGACTTGCCCGTCAGCGGGCAGCGTGTCGAGCACCAACAGCACCGTGCCCGGCGCTACGGCTGCGTAGGGCTGCGACGGGTCGATGGTCGGGTAGACGTCCGGCGTGTCCGTCTGTTGGTAGACGCTGCGGTCGCCGCCGAACGAATCTATGGCGTAGTAGCCCACGGGATCATCCCCTTCCGCCTCGTCTGTCGGCGCGACCCACACGTCGTAATGGCCGCCCCGGTGCTGCCAGCGCTCGGTTGTGAGTTGATCGACTTCGGTATAGCGCACGTGCGACGCGCGCTTCAGCGTCATCAGCGTGTAGCCGTCAATCGTCAACGGCTGCCCTTGCAGCAGTTCGTGGATCCGCGCGGCGCCCTGCTTCACCGTGAGCCCGCTCGAGCCCTGCGTTACCGCTTTGACTTGGAGGCGCAGCTGCTCGACGGCGCTGGGGCGCTGCCCTTGCGCGTCGAGGTCCGCGTGATCGACATACGACACGACGACGAATTGCGTCGCGCCCTGCTCGGCAATGTCGAACCACACCCCGTCCGGTAGCAGCGCCGCGAGCGCCCCATCACCCGAGAGCACGCCGACGACGGCGGCATCGACGGCGCTGGTGTCTGGCAGACTCACGGCAGCGACCCGACGACGGTCGCGCCCGTCTGCTCGACCAGCGCGATCAGCGCTGGATACATCACATCCCTGCGGTTGCGGATCGCGATGGGCACGACGGTCGGCCTGGCGGGCATCGCGCCTCGGTTGTAGCCCAGCGCGGTGTGCCGCACCATCGTGCCGTATTCATACATGGCCGCCAGCTTGTGCCGGTTCACGACGCGGTAAGCCACGCCGCCCGCGTCCGACGATCCGCTGAGCGACAGTTTGCTGGCCAGATCCGTCGTGGGCGGATAGGCCGCCGCCATCTCCGACATGGCCTGCTCCGCTGTGTGCTGCACGATGGCGCTCGCCTCCGTCAGCAATTCACTCGGCAGTTGGTGCAGAGCGGCGATGAGTTCCGACAGACCCGAGATCGTTACTCCCACCAATGATCTCCGAGCAGACGAGGACCAGCTGTAGGTTGCGTTCGTCGACGTTCTCGATCACGTGAATCTGAAACGCGCGGCCGTGATACGTCAGCCGCGACTCGATGGTCAGTTGCGGGTGATAGTCCAAGACGACCAGATGCGTCGCGATGGCCTGCACGGCCACGCTCGCCGTCACTTTTTCGAGGCCCCGTGGTGTCGCGGGCTGAATCGCCGCCCACATCGACGGGGGTGTCAGTGGTAGCCAGCCCTCGATGTAGCCGCCATCGCCGTCCGGCACTTGCGCGGCGCGGTCGAGCGTGACGCGGTGCCGTTGCTGCGACGTCGGCCGAAGGAGTTGAAACGGCATACATCCTCACGTCAACGCCACGAGCCGAAACGGCGCAATCGCTTCGGCATAGCCGAACGGCATCACTTCCATGCGGTCGCCGATGATCGTGATGTCGCGCCCCGTCGTCAGGAAATGCGCCGCGAGCAGCCCGACCGCGTGTTTCAGCAGGGGCGGCAACGTCGGCGGCGAGTAGCCCACGAGCAGCGTCAGATGGAGCACCGTAAATCCGGTGGCCAGTGCGGGCAGATCCGCGACGTTGTGAATCAGGAGCCGCGCGGGCTGACTGTAAAAGTCGATGCTGTAGTCGGTGACCGTCTGCGACGTGCCATCGGCGAGCGCGACCTCGATGGTGGGCAGTTCGATCACGGGCGGCCACGGCAGCGGCACGACGGTGTAGGGCACGTAGTCGAGAAAAATGTCGAGCGTCTGCATCGGCAGCGCGCGGCCAGTGTCGTTCTCGACTTGTTGCCGCGCCGCGCGGATGTAGTCGAGCGCGATGGGGTCCTCTTCGTCGCCGCCCACGATGCGCGCGTAGTTGTAGAGGTCTGCCGCTGTGATCGGTTCGGTGTCCGGCGCGTTCGGTGGGAGCACACTCCAGCGCGGCGCGGGCGGCAGCGACCCGGGCCAGTAGGTGTAGAGCGGCGTCGGATAGTCGATCCACATGGTTTCAGGGCTGTCCTGGCTTGCGGCCGTGCTTCACTTGGCTGTAGTCCCGCACGTTAAAGTCGACGGGCGGCGGGGTCGGAATCGGTCCCACCACGCGCGGCGGAATCGTCAGATGGCCCGATCCGTCGTCGAGCGTCGTCGGGCCGACACAGGTCGTATGTGGGGCGCCGCAGATCGGACACGGCCCCGGATCGCCACGCTGATACCACGCGCCCCACATAACCTATCGCCCCGTCTTCGGACGGTTGGCGTGCTCACCGCCACCGTTCGCGGCCGCCGCGAAGGTGGTCGCCGCCAAGCCGGTCACTTCGCCGAACGCCTGCGGGCGATAGACGCACAGCGCCAGCCGCTCTTCGGCGCGGATCGCCACGAGGTTCCGCACGAAGTAGTCGGCGTGGCTGTTCGACGCCTCGACGCGCAACCCGCCGTTGCGGAACACTTGCGCGCACGAGCGGAACGCGCCCACGAACGCGATGCCTGCCGTCATCTCGGGCGTGACGACCACGGGCAGTCCCCACATCGTTTGCGCTTGGATGGGCGAGAACGGACCAGACGTGAAGTACTCGCCCGTCGTGGTCTTCGTGAGCAGGGTCGACGCCCAGTCGGCGGGGTTCAGGATCACGCCGTCCGGCATCACGTAGGACGTCGCGAAGATCGTCATGATCTGCGTGAGGATCGCGTCGGCATTCGACGCGGGATCGACGCGCGCCAGCGGCGGCGCGAGTCCTGGCCGTTTCGTCAGCCCGAGTAGATCGGGCGCGACCCCATCGCCGTTGAGCAGCTGATCCTCTTCCACGAGCTCGATGCCCAGTCGCAGCCGCGCGTCGATGTAGGACGAAATCGTCGGCGCGTCCTCGAGCATTTCCTCCGAGACCGGCAGCCAGTGCGCGATCTTGCGGACGGCCTCCGTCACCGCCGTGAAGATCAGCGCCGACTCCGGCTTCAGCGCGCCTTCGGCGACGGGTGCGCCCGCGTTCGTGAACGTCTTTTCGTTCATCGTGATGATCGCGTTCGAATTCGTCGTGCCTGGCGCAATCAGATCCGCGACGACCAGCCGCCGAAACAGCAGCGGGACGATCCCGGGCTGGTACTGCGGCACCACCAGCGCGCCACCCGACGCCGGATCTTCGGTGATCGTGGTCGCCAGTTCGATGCTCGGCGAGCGCCACGCCGACTGCGTGCGATGCAGCCCCTTGCGGAAAAAGTCATACGCTTCCGCGCGGACGAATTGCTGGCCGAGCGTCAGCCGCGACGACCGCGCGAGGCCGGTCACGGGCGCGGCAGCGGCCGCTTCCAGTGTGCGGCTCAGGCCCTCGAACGACGCCGCGAGCGCTTCGTTGCCCTTGGCGCGCGCGATCTTGGCTTCGAAGGTTTTGCACTCGGCCGAAATGCCGTCGATGGCCCCGCGTTCCTCGGCCGTCATCTCGCGGTTCTCGGCTTCGCACGCGGCCGTCGTGGTCTTGAGCAATCGAAGACCTTCGTCCGCTTTCGTGCGGAGGTCCCGTTCTAGTGCGGCGACGTTCATAACGATGTCCTTCCCGTCAGCAGGAGCGCGTCAGCGCCTGCTCCAAAAACGCCCGTTCGTGTGCCGACCGCCAGTGCCGCAATGCCACTGCTGCGCGATCCTGATCGGTGGCCTCAAGAGGCTCCTGCGATGTGTCGCGGTGCGCGGCGTGCGAGCTAAAACTAGGGGTCGGATTCCCAGCGAGACGGGCGACGGTCTCACTGAGGGTCGCGATGCGGTCCACCATGCCTGCGGCGAGCGCTTCGGGCGCAGTCAGGGACCGCCCCTCGCCGAAGCCGCTGCGGACTTTCGAGACGTCGACGCCCCGGCCGAGCGCGACGTCGTTCACAAAAACGCTGTAGTAGTGATCGACTTTGCCTTGCATCGCTGCGCGCGCGTCGTCATCGAGCGCGGTGGTGTCGTTGCCTTCGAGTTTGTATTTCCCGGCCGAGACGAAATTCCGCTTCAGGCCGCGCTTCTCGTACGCTTTGGACAGATCGTCATGCGCGGCGAACACGCCGATGCCGCCGACTGACGCGGACGGCGAGGCCACAATTTCCGTGGCGTTGCTGCCGGTCCAGTAGGCCGCCGAATTCATGCCGTGACTGGCCTGCGCGACGACGGGCTTTTGCGTGCGGACCTTGCGGACCACGGAGGCAAACTCGGTCGCGCCCGCGACGCTGCCGCCCGGGCTGTCGATGTCGAGCACGATAGCCTTGACGCGCGGGTTCTCCGCTGCGCTCAACAGATCGCTGGTCAGGCTTTCGAACGTCGTGCCGCCGCTCACGTCCGACATCAGATTCATACGCGGCGTGATGACGCCGTGCATCGGCAGCACCGCCACGCCGGAGCCTTCGGGCGCCGCCACCTGCCGCTCCTGGCGCCCGAGCGCGAGCTCGCGCGCCTCGTGAATCGCTGCCTCGTCGGGATCGTCGCCTGCCACGTGGCGACAGAGCACATCGGCCACGATCCGCATCATGGTCGGCGTGATTGCCCACGGTTCGTCGAGCACGGTCGCGAGCACGAGGTCGTATCGCCGGATCGCATTACTGGACATACAACGCGGCCTCCCGGGCCGGCGAAAACGGGTTCTCTCGCGCGACGAGTAGTTGCAGCGTGTCGCCGTTGATGGTGTGCGCCAGTGCCGCGCTGGCGGTCGCGGCCTCGGCTGCCGTCAGCCCTTGCGCGCGAAACAGCGAGTCAAGATCGCCCGCGAGCTCGCGATCCCAGCGGCCGACGTCAAACGCCGCCGCGCGATCAGCGACCGCGACCTTCTCGACTCGCTGCCGTTGGCGATCCCACGTGCGCGCGATCACGGTCGCCGTCGGCGCGGGCGGCAGCTGGTGCGCTGCTGCGCCGCCATCGGCTGCGGCGGGGATGTGCGCGCCCGCTGTCGCCATGTTGAGCGGTGCGGCCAACTGATCGCAGGTCGGATCGTCCATGCGGGGCAGATTCAACCGCGCGCGGCCTTCGTTCGCCGTCATCACGGGGCGGCCGATCAGCGCCTGCAGACTCGCCGCCTGCTCTTCGAAACTGCCTTTGAGTTTGTCGGCGAGGTTGAATTCGATATAGAGGCCGGTCGGATCGCCCGCCTCGGGCAGCAACTGCTTTTCGAGCTCCTGCTGGATCCACTCGAGCCACGGGCCGAGCGTGTCCTGATATAGCTGCTTGTGCTGCTCTTTGACGTTCGAAAAGGTTGCATGATCGAGGATGCCGACCATCGGCAGCGGCACGTGGTAGGCGCGCGCACACTCTTCGGTGGTCAGTTTCCGCGCGGCGATGTATTCCGAGTCGACGGCGTTCTGGGACATCTCCTTGAACGTCATGCCGTCTTCGAGAACCGCTGTCTGCCCCGCGTTGCGTGGTCCGGTGAAGCGTGACGACCACTGGTCGCGGAAGTCCTGTTTCTGGGCGGGCGTCCACTTCGGCGCGGTCGCGGGCCGCTCGATGACGCCTTCCAGCCTGGCCGCGTTCATCCAGAACGATTCGCGGTAGAGCGTGGCGGCTGCGCCCTCGGCGAGCGTGTGCCGCAGCGTCTCGATGGGCGAGATGCCGAACGCGCCGTTACAGGGATCGTAGCCGGTGATGTACAGGACGTCTTTCGGATCGATCACCGTCACCGTGCCGACCGGCGAGGCCCACACAAAGTGCCGCGTCAGGTAGCCGCTCACGAAGAGCTCTTCGGGTGGCAGCCGCACGAGCATCGTGAGGCGCCCGCGCGCGTCGCGCATTTTCCACCACGCCGCCGACCAGTAGATGCAGAGGTCGTTGATCAGCGATTCGATCAGGCGGTACTGCGTGGTCGCGGGGTTCGGATCGCCCAGCCACTCGGCGACCGGATGATCGTAGATGCGCACGCGGTCGGTGTCCGAGACGCGCTCGTACACGAAGATCCCCAGCTGCGCGATGTTCCGCGAGATGAAATCGACCACGGTGCGGACGTTCGGCTGCCGCCGATAAATTTCGCCGTAGGTGGTGTAGGCCCAGTTACTGAACCGCGTGCGGTAGGCGCCGTAGCCAGCGGCTGCGTCGAGGGCTGCTGCTGGTGTCAGGCTGCCGCCGTACACCTGCAGTTCGCCCGCGCTGCGCACGATAGCCATTTACGTCAGCACCTGCACGAAGGCGACGTTGCGGCGATGCACGATCACTTCGCCGTCCATCGGCGTCGGCGCGAGCCCGGGCCGCACGATGGCGACGTCGCGCATCACGAGCCACGGGCCGTGACTTTGCCAGAGCACGCCTTTCAGCGCGGTGTCTTTGTCTTCGATGAGGTTGACGAGGACCGCACGCAACAGACACGGCGGTCGCCACCACAGCAGGGGCATCCGCGCGTCAGTGTGTGGGGGGAGAGGGCGGGCGCCCTATTTTGGATTGCTAAATGGATCGGCCGCGAGTTTGCGGCGAATGAAATCCGGCACGCTGACGCGTTCGCGCTGCGCGCGTTCGTAGAGTTGATCGTACTGGCGCGCGGGCATTTTGATGCAGACGGGCACCGATCGATCTTTGGCGTCGAGTGGCGGGCGGCCCGGGCGGCGCGGCACACTCATGAGGGGTGTCGGTATTCTAGCGCGCTTCGTCACGCGACGATCAGGTCTGGATCGTCGGCCGCTGCCTGGCTGGGCGCGCTCGCCAGTTTGCGCGCGATCAACGCGGCGACCACGGGATCGATCCGTCCCCGGCTGCGCTTTTTCGTGGGGTAAATATTGTCCTTGCCGTCGCGCGCGACCACGACGTTCGAGACGCACCAGAACATCAGCGCATCCCCGCCCGCGTCGACGAGCCCGTCGAGCACATCCGCTTCGAAGTCTTTCGAGGGCGCCGACATCTGGGAGAGGTTCTGCGGCACCTCGACGACGGTGAACCCGTCGTCGGCCAAGTCCTTGACGAGGTTGCCCGCGTTCCACGGATCGATGCCGACCGTCTGCACCGCAAACTGGGCGGCCGCGTCGCGCACCATCTCGCGCACGACGTCCTGGTCGATGCGGTTGCCCGGGTTCGTGCGCAGCGTGCGGCCGAGCGGCGTCGGCGCCAGCCACTCGGTGTAGGTGGCGCGGTCGCGGTGGGCGCGGTGCTCCAAGGTGTCCGCTGGTGTCAGGCACCACGGCACCAGCCGCCACGACAGGCGCGTCGCCGTGGGGGGAAACAGCAGCACGACGGCCGTCAGGTCGATCTTCGAGGACATATCGATCCCGATGTAGCAGGGCTCCCCGGCCATCTCGGCGAGCGACCACGTCGACTGCCCATGCCGCCAGCCGTCGAGCGACAGCCACGGCGTCAGTGTGTGGACCCAGAGGTTGAGCCGCTTTTGCTTGAACGCAGCGGCTGCCGGGGGCATGTGGCGCGCTTTGCTCGCGAGCGCGCGCAGATCGTCGAGCAGCACCGACACGCCGAAATTCGGGTTCGCCTTGCGCCAGGTCGACGCCTCCCACGGATCGTCGTTGACGTCCGCGTGCGCGATGAAGGCGAACAACGTGTCATCCACCAGCACGCGCTCGAGCACCTTGCAGGCGTAGTCGTGCTGGTCGCCGCACGGAGAGAACGGATCGTTGCCAGCCGTCGTGATCCAGTTGATGATCGGCTGACGGCGCGCGCCGGTCGCCGTTTCCATGACGTCGATCAAGCCGCGCGACTTCATCGCGTGCGCTTCGTCGATGGTGACGATCTGCGGGTTGAGCCCGTCCGTGGAATCGCGATCGGCGCCCAGTGGCTCGAGTTTGCACGCGGTATCGTCGCGGTGCAGGTTCGCGGTCAAGACGGCGATGCGCGAGCGCAGCCCGCTCGACTGCACCAGTTTTTTGCAGTCGTTAAAGACGATCTTCGCTTGCTCGCGTTTGGTCGCGATGCAGTAGCCCTCCGCGCCAGGTTCGCCGTCGAAAAAGGATTCATACAACGCGACGACAGCGGCTTCGAGGGACTTCCCGTTTTTGCGGGGCACTTCGTTGTAGGCGGTCCGGAAGCGTCGCAGGCCAGTCTTGACGTGTCGCCACGCGAAGAGCGAGCCGAGGCGGAACTGTTGGTGGGGTTCGAGCTCGATCAGCTGACCGGCCCACTGGCCTTTGTAGTGGCGCAGGTGGGTGGCGAAGCGAAAAAAGCGCTCCGCGCGCGCGACGTCAAACCAGTAGGGGAACGCGCGCGTGCGCTCGTGCGCCCGGTCGCGCTGGTGGCGCTGGCACGCGAGCCGGTGATACTTCCCGGCGGGGACGCGTCCCGCGACCACGTGCGCGGCATACCGGTCGATGGCGTTCAGGGCGGCCCCTCTGGTCGCGTGGCGGGCGCGCTGGACGTTCGAACACTGGCCACAGCCACGCGCGCCCTACCCGGCTTCTGGGCGTTTCTGGAGCCGTTCCAGCGCCCGCCCGCGCCACCACGACGACGACGCGCGCCCGACGTCAAAACGGCGCGCGGGAATTTGTATGTGATTTGTATGGCCTCCAGCCGGTTTTCGGCGGAGCGCTCGACCGCCGTGGTCCGCAAAAGGCGTCAATTTGTTAGCAATTCCGACAGGCGACCGCGCACGGCTGCAGAACGCTTTTATCTGGAAACGCTTAGGAGGCGGGTGCTCTATCCTCTGAGCTACGGGCGCGTGACGTCTGTAACTATACACCATCGCGAGACTTATCGCGTTTCACCAAGCGCGGACCAGCGGCCGTCGACAGGCCGGGTTTTCCATTTGTATGTGATTTGTATGGCCTCTGGCGCGTTTTCGCCACGCGCGCAGCCTCCCGCGCCGCCTCGACTTTGGCGTTCGCGCGCTGCGCGTCGAGTGTCTGCATGGCGACGAAACTGGAGCCCACCTCCGCGTGTAGATAGGTCGCGGTCTGCGCGATGGTGGTGTGGCCGTACATCTGGCGGATCTGTTCGAGGTCGAACGCTTTGCTTTCCAGCCAGCGCTTCCCGGCTTCGTGCCGGAGGTCGTGGAAGTGCAGATCGATCTGTTTGAGTTTGGTCTGACTGGCCGCGCTCAGCGCCGTCTTTTCCCATGTCGGCTCGTGCCCGTGCGCCCGCAGGACAGCGGTGTGCCACGCTTTCCGGATCGTTTTGATGCGCCCGCCCATCTCGTCGCCGAACAGATAGGCAGCGCGGCCGAACGCGTCGCCGTTGGGGTCGGTCTGGGGCAGCGTCACGAGCTCGTCATGTAAGCGCTGGGACATCGGCAGCGTGCGGGCGATGCCGGTCTTGGAGGCGCCGACTTCGGTGGCGCGCACGAGGATCGACCGTTGCGCCAGGTCGACGTCACCCCGGGTCAGCGCCAGTAGTTCGCCGCGCCGCATCCCTGTCTCGACAGCGGCCACGATGATCGCTTGTAGGCGCGTCGCCGTCAATTCGCCGTTCGCGCGCCCCGCCGCCCACAGCAGTTTCGACTCTTCGGCCACCAGCACGCGCCGACTGCGTTTGCCCGCCTTGCCGCGCCGGAGCGCGCGCAGCTGGTCGAGTCGTGCGCCATCGAACGGATCCACGCGGGTGTGCTGCTCAGACTTCGCCCACCGAAAAAACACCCCCAGCTGCGTTCGATACTTCGCCCACGTCGAGTTTTTCAGCGTGACGATCGGCGCGCTGTTGCGAAAGGCAAGGATGGTGGCGATCTGGACGTCGGCGATCTGCCACTCGCCCACCAGCTTGCGCTTGTCGGGACTGAAGGCCGCGAACGCCGCGAGGTTGCGCTTCGTCTCGGCTTTCGTGGTGGCGCGCGTGTGCGGGTCGGCGCTC